TGTTGGCCTATCTAACCAGATTATGAATGATCCATCGAATCTGGCGGTCTTCTCGAAGTTCCCATCATTATCAGATATGAATGTCCCTGGCGCAGATCAGGTTGAGGCGCAGCAGGGTGAGTTTGAGATTCTGATGAAGTCGGCTCCAGTAGAGAATCCGAAGATAGCTCAGATACAAACTCAGATATCAATGGCTGCTACCGATCCAGAGGCGCAGACACCTGAAGGGATACAAGCGGTTCAGCAGCTTCAACAGGCAGCGCAAAGCATGCCTCCATTGGTATCGACAGTGCCAGTAGCACAGGACAATAGCGAGAACCATGCTATCCATGCAGCGATTACGCTTGGAATGCTAACATCGCCAACTGGCCGTAAACTCAAGTATGGAGATGATGATCAGAAGGCTATCTGGCAGAATCTAAAACTTCACTGGTCAGAGCATATTGCGATCCTGAAGCAGCTTACGCCTCCTCCGCAGGTTCAGATGAAGGCGAATGTCAGCATCGATCCTACGAAGCTTCCACCGGCGGCACAGTCAAAGGCATTCCAGGCGCTCGGATTAGAGGTATCGCCGCAAGAGCTTATGCCGGACGAACAGACACATGAGATCGTGAAAGAGCAGGAGGGTGTCGATCCTTATACAGGAGTACCAACGAAGACGAAGGTATCTCTGGTCGGAAAGCCGTTACAGTGAGATTGAGAATCTATCCCGACGTACACGAACCTGGGATATTTTGTACAGATGAAGGAACGAATGCAACAGAAAAGAGATTCAAGAAAGTTTACATCGTAAGGCGTACAATCAAAAGCGGTTACGATGGTAAGGCGAACAATAGCAATGAACCAAAGTATTGGCTCGAATGTAATGGAAGACTGATCACCCTTAGGGGTATCGGAATCATCTTTTAGGAGACAAGAGACATATGGAAGACATGATGGAAAGTGTTGAATCTACTGAGATTGTAGAGACTGGCGCAGAATCAACCGAATCCGATGGTGCCGAACAGCAGGAAAAAGAGGATGATGGCGAGTACGGATCGAAATCCTCTAAAGATTATATTTCCTGGCTCAAGGCAATGCGGGATGCCGATCCCAATAATGCCAAGTTCGCGCGCCTATCCAAAGACAATCATGGTCGCCTCTTTCAGCTCAATCAGTTAGAGCCAAAAGGTATCGATGGCATCCGCGAGAAGTATGCGATGCTTGAATCTATCCAGCATGGTGAGATGAAGGGCTTTGAGGCCCTCACTGCGATGCAGGATGAGATAAAAGGCATGGCTGAGGTCGATAGCCTGCTTGCTGCTGGCGATCCGAAGGCCCTCGAGGCCCTTGGCGAAGACTTCAATGAAGGACTGGCGAAGCTTACTCCAACCATCTTAGACAGAATCAAGGAAAGCGATCCTGCTGCTTATGCTTCAGCGGTACTTCCACACTTCGTAGATGCCCTCCGTGGCTCCGAATTGGTGGGGTCATTCAATGGATTGGTCGATGTACTCGAAGAGAAAGCTCCAGCATGGCTTCCCGAGGATAGAAAAGACGCATGGAACGCCGATAAGATGCAGCGCATCACTGAATTGGCTGCAAAGATGGGTGGATGGTTCAATAACCAGGAGAAGCGAGCTGCCGACATCAAGAATGGAAATGCTCCACGTGGAACATCGGGCGAGAAGCAGGGTCAGAAGACAGCCACGGTCGACGATGAGCGCGCGAAGTTTGATAAAGATGTTCAGGATCATCATTGGAAGACGAATATCTCTCCGAAGTTGGACCAACATGCAGATCAGAAGTTCTCTGAACTGTTCAAGCATAACCAAAAACGGCTGAATCTCCCCCCGGCGGCACTGGCGTCGTTCAAGCAGGACGTTGTCAAAGAGATTATGAAGAAGGCGACATCGAACAAAGACTATATGGCTGGAATTACACGATACCGCGGCCAGAAGAATCCTGATGCGTCTACAGTCCTCAACTTTGCCAAGGTAGAGTTCGACAAACACGCCAAGTCGGTAGTCGATTCTATGACTACACAGCGCTATGGGTCATTCCTAAGAGGCAAGCCAGGGCCCAAGCCTGGAACTGAGGAATCTGCACCGTCAAACGGGACAAAGCCGGGGCCGGTAGCGCCCGGCGTGCAGATTGTGACTGTGCGTCCACCGGATAACATGATCAATCACAAGGGTAGGACATTGGCACAGATTCATGACAAGATTTTCCCATTGAAGAACGGGAAAGTAGTTCAAGTAAGGCAGTAAAGGCAGTTGTGGTATGATTTGCATCAGATAGTGGTTCATTACCGGGTTGGCCGGTCTATAAATCGCAGCCTAAGCGCTGACCATGAATCCCAGATGTGGTTGAGAGACATCATGCACGGGCAATAGCCGCGTGACTCAATTTACAAGGGTGATTTATGGCACTAGCAACCGAAACAGCAGTTCAGGCTATCGAGCTTGAATCTTTCATCGAAGAGATCGCGGATCTCCAGGCGCACTTTGACAAGCTTCAGACTCGCCTTGAAAAAGGTGGCAAGAAAGTTCAGTGCTCGAACCAGACCAACCGTGGCGGCGTAGGCCGTGCACCTTTCTGGGTACCGGTTCGTGTACAGGGCGGAGCACCTATTCAGCAGTTTGCTGCTGATACAGCAGGTGCCACTGATATTTGGCCTCGTGGTAGTGGTTCGCAGTTCCAATCATTTGCTGCATCTCCAGTACGTTTTATCAATGTCTGCGAGATTTCGAACCTTTCCCAGGAATCAACCGATGGCAAAGAGCGTGGCTTAGTCAAGTTCTCCCGCGAGGAGATGGATAAGTCGCTTCTGGCCTTTGATAACGGCGTAGAGGGCATTCTCAATCGTGATGCTTCGGGCACGATTGACCAGATTCCTACTTCGGGAACCGTCAATAACGGCACTGGCCCTGCCGGTCCTCAGTTCTCCTCTATCGTTGGACTGAATACTGCAGCTAGCTTTGTCGATCAGCAGTCGGTACAGGTACTTTCAGCAGTAGGTGGTACGAATCGCGGTACATTCGTTATCTCCTATGTTGATCCTGTAGCACAGACGATCTACAGTGCTACGGCTCTTCCCGCCGGTACCGTAGTTGGCGATATCCTTGTTATTCTAGGAGCTTCCGGTTCTGCTGGCAGCTCGGTTTATGGCAAGGACTATTGGATCAATAACGGAAATGTAGGGACGATTGCTGGCATCAACAAGGCTCTATTCCCTGGACGTTTCTCCACTCCTACTATCAACTTCGCTGGCTCTGGAAGCATTGTCAATTCCACAGCACAGCGTATCGAGTCAATTCGTCTCCGCGCCTTGGGTGATGAATATGACGAGAACAAGGATGGATTCTGGTACACCAACCCCATGCAGGGAGTTGCGCTGTCGATGAACTACTACAATCCTGGCTATACCCGCTTGGATCAAGGTGGCGACCGTGAAGTACCGGATACTGCCAAGATGCACATGCAGAAGACCTGGGGCGGACGTGAGGTTGTTTACTCGTCCACTGCCGAGCCTTCACGTATGGATCTGATTGTTCCGTCGACTTGGTATTTTGGCGAGTTGTTCCCAACGCGTCTCCATGAGTGGACTCCGGGCAACCCGATTGCTGCTGTACCGGCAATTGGTCAGGCCGCAGGAACAACTTATTTTGATAGCCAGATGTTCGGTTATGAGAGAGGATTCAATCTAATTTGTCAGAATCCTAAAGAACAGTTCTATTTGCAAGGCCTACCAATTCCCCAGGATGCCTAGTAGATGGATCTAATTAGTCTGTAAAATGGTGGCTATGTCTCCTATAATAGGAGCATGGCCACTAAACATATCGAGGATAAATAGATGTCAGTTTGTATTTGCACTACAGGAATTGCGGCGTCGGGTACTTTAGCAGGAACAGGGTCTTCCCCGATCACAGTTCTCACGGTTCCATCCGACGGATTTTATTTGTTCGCAGGATCAAATTTGTCTAATACGTCAATGTTTGTGATTGGTGGGAATACAATAAACTTCGCTAGTTCTAGTACGGGTGGCCATCTTCCGGCGCAGTATATGTACCTCACGACAGGATCTATTGTTCAAGTCCAGACAGATACAACTGGAAGTTGGACGGCAGTTTACGCAATTTATTCGATGTAAACCGAAGGAGACATAGAGACATGAGCTTCCCAATCAAACCCATACTTGATCGAGTGATCGTTCAGGAAATTCCCATCGCAGACTATTATGAGCAGCCTGAAGGTTTCGAGATTGCTCTCGACAATTCCAACATCAAAGAAGTGTCTGACCGTGGCGTAGTTGTTGCTACCGGACAGTTCATGGTTGTCGGTGGCTTGCAGGTTGCAATTCCTGTCGAAATCGGAGATGTCGTTCGTTATGATGAGTTTAGCCGCACCGACCCAGTCTATTTGAACCCAGCGCACAAGAACCGTTCCGATCTTCCGAAGTACTATCAGATCCGTGTAGGAGACCTGAAAGGCATCGAGATCTCACCGGTGCAGGTTGCGAATGCGTGATTGCCCCCAGTGGTTCCAGGATGAGCTGACAAATCTGGGAGGGGTTAACCAATATGGTGACCCCCTCTTCAAGCTTGTATGGTCACCAGAGCTCCGTATGACTATCGGTGGTCGATTCCATGACGGCTTTGAGGGCTACTGCGAAAAGCCTCTAATCGGTGGGGAGCCCTGCTGGGCACTCATGATCTACGAACCTGCATCGATGTTCGGTTCACCGGACCGGTGGGAATGGGATTACAGAGATGAAGAGTCTGGATTGCTTGACTGTGGTGGATTCCCGAAGTACGGACAATATCGTCTTCTTCAGAAGTTCCTTCACCGTGAACTTGTCGAACAGCAGAAAGAGCGTCACTGGCTGGACAAGGACTTTGTGATGAGGAAAGAGATTCTTTCGACTCCGAAGATGGTTACATATAGGATGGAACCATGTGGTTTCATGCTGGATGTGATGCTCCCAATGATCAAAGCATGGAAAAAGCTTTCAAACTCTGCAAAGACTGCGGCAATCAAGCAGGAAGAGCAGTTGAGGGAAGAAGAATACCTCAAAACCCTCAAGGATGTACACGATGGAGTTCGAGTACGTCGTGGTTCTCAGTTGGTAGCCAAACGAGCGGAGCTGATTGAGAAAGGAATGAAGCAGGCTATGGCTATGGCTGCTAAATCTGGACTAGGGATGAGAATAGGAGATTGAGACATGGCAATTGCAGGGATTAGAAATCTCGGGTTTACAAATACGAAGACGCAGAATGCGATGCGTGGTGCCAATCAAGAGAACTTCAACCCCATCGTGAATGGTAGGATGCTTCGTCCACCATTGCGTCATATTTACCTCTATAGCGTCGCCAAGCGTGAGTTTGGACCACTACATCATCTTTTGTTCCCTCGCCTGATCCTTCGTGGATGCGCCCCAGGAGAGCGCTGGACGCGTTGCGCAGTCATTGCTGACCCGGTCACTCAGGCAAGTCCTGATCAGGAGCGTGGCGGGACGCGTGTCGACGAGGAAGACGCATGGAGAGCCTCTATCGATCTTCTTTCTCCAAATAATCCAACAGATGACCCTTACTTCAACAATGCTGGGTCACTTCCGTCTTATTTCTCGACAAGCACGAACTGCGATTACATCTCGCAAGGTGTATGGCCGTCCCTGAATGCTGAACCGACCGAGGAAGAGATCTCGCGCGCCGAGAAAGCACGGAATGACCGTTACCGGGCTATCACGCAGAAGGCTATTCAGCTCGAGTCGAAGTCAGTGAAATCTTTGAATGAGTATCTTGAGACTACACCTGATGTGCATACAGCGATGGATGTCCTTGGATTACAGGCTGGATGGCATAAGGCACAGGAAGTTCGGATGGAATGTCCGAATTGCGGTGATACGATCAAATCTGGCATTGCATTCCATCAATCAAGAGCTGGGATTCTCTGCATCATTGATCCTGACCGTGCACTGAAGGCTGGTGCGATCAATCGGGATATATATAACGAACTGACGGGATCGGATGAGGCTCCTTCTGAGGTACGTAGAGGAGTTGGTCGACCCCGAAAGGACGAGACTTTATAAGCTTCAGCTCCCGCGCTCTGGACCGGAGTCCTACATGTCTCGGGACAAAGCTCCAAGAGCGCGGGCCTGAAGAAAGTGGAAATGATAAAATTAGGACATGAACCTTCGCCCAGTTATAGTTCCGATAGGGCCATCCATCGCGTATGTTGAATTGACACAGAGGCAATATGCTCTAATCGATTCTGAAGATGCTGAACGCGTCGGGAAGCATAACTGGCATACGGCTTGGAATGGAACATCTAGCCATTTTTATGCCCGTCGTAGATATCTATGTGGTGAAAATAAATCAAATAGACATTTCTTTCTTCATGAATTTATTTTAGGAAAATTAGAAAACCATACGGCTGACCATATATTCAGTGAGAGAACATTAGATAATAGAAAATGTAATCTTCGGCAGGCCACCGAAAATCATCAGGCATGGAATCGCCGTATTCCTTCGAATAATACTTCTGGATTTCGCGGGATATATTTTGATCCAAAAAAGAAATTATGGAGAGCGATTATTGTCCATAGATACAAGAGAATAGGTCTTGGACGATTCAAGTCGAAAACAGATGCGATATTAGCTTATGATAGAGCAGCAATAGATTTGCGCGGAGATCTGGCAAAGCCTAATTTCCCAGGGGGTGTACTATCCAAAGTGCGATAGGGGGAAACCAGAGGTACAGTTCTCTTCAGGCTATTGCTGACCTCTTCCGCTCAAAGATCAACGATACAGCGAACAATACAGGTGGGTCGGGGACAGGAACTGGTAATCAGGCTGGCCTGATCATGCCAAATGCCAATCCAGACTTGCTTACTTTTCTCGATTCTGCTATTCGTGAACTCTACTCAGATCTTCGCAATATCGGAGATCCCGAGCTGATCATCGATAATTACCTCGTTCTTGGCATCCCAGCACTCACTCAACCGAATCCAGCCGTTCAGGTGGCACTCTCCTATGCTGGGTACTTCAACGGCTTTACCTGGTCGAATACGTGGAAGCTTCCTTTTGAAGCACAGCGCATCCTGGCTGTCTGGGAACGTGAATCGAATGTAGGTGAAAGCTTCTCTCCAATGCGAAATGCTGCTTTCGGTCTTCCTGGATGTATGCAAGGCCAGAGAATGGGCCAATGGGAGATGCGCGAAGGGATTATGTGGATGCCTGGATGCCTGATGCAGACAGACTTACGTATCCGGTGCCGGATTGAATACCCATCTTTCCTGAATCCAGCCACCCTCAACTTTGCTTCAGCCTATGTGCCAATCTTGGGCTGCGCCAATGCAGTTGCATCGAAGATGATGATCAACTATGCGATGCGGTTTGCTCCTGAACAGTATGGTATGGCGGTAAGCGAAGAAGCGAGGCAGATGGATAAGATGAAATTGGAAGTTGTCAGGGCGATGCAATTGCAGGAGAATCAGAGAAGCGAGTTTGGTGGAGAAGCTGTTGATGACTTTTCAGTAGCATTTTCATGGCTCTAACCTAAATTTGCGAATTCACCAAATTCCTTAATGGCGGCTTTGCAATATGCACTATATGCCTCTTCTGGGGTCTGAAAATATCCAATTGTTACAGCTCTACCATTTATTCCGATAGTAGATCTCCATTTCTTGTTTTTATATCCCTTTTTCAGAGATACACCCTTATACCCGCTTGTATTATTGATTTGCCGACCTCGATTCACATTATTTTGTAGTTTTGAGGCGTGCCGTAAGTTAGATTTACGGCAATCAAGTTGATTATCGTTAGAATGATCAACAATATTCCCTGGATTACCCATAATAAATTTATGAAGAGCAATTATTTTACCGCCTACTACCCCAGAGGGATATTCTCCCCGACAAAACCAAGGACAAAAAGATACTTTCTCCGCATCTTCGGAATCAATAAGAGCATATTTCTCTTTTGTGAGCGGAACATAGCTAATTGATGGTCCAATAGGTGTTTCTATTGGACGCGGCTTTTGTTTGTGTAGATAATGACCTGTAGGCATAGTATTTGTAGCCAAGTCCTATTGTATCACGAAGCAAACGCCTTGCGAGGAGCAAGCCAACCCGTAACTTAACCCGAGGAGGGTTACCCCAATGGCAGGAACAAATCTACTTATTGTCAATCCATACGACATGGCAGGCGTGGATACCACGACTCGTAGCACGGTTGTGGAAGGATCGATTATCCCCGCTGCTGTCGCTAGTCCAGTCATCCTGATTACTTCGTGGTCGATTACTGCCAACGTATTGACGTTTACAGCCAATAATTCTTTGACTGTAGGCGGAGGACAGTCTATCAGCGTTTCCGGATTCCCGAGTGCTCTTTCCTTTCTAAATGGAAATTTCACTACTTCTTCCGCGACGGCAACAACGATTGTGGTTCCCTTGACTCACGCAAATGCATCGGGTCCCGATGATGGGTTGGCTGTCCTTGCTGCTACATATGTAATTGGCGGACTTCCGATTAGCTATGCATTCCTGAATTTGCAGGGTAAATCGTCTCCGGTTGGGACGATTGGACCGCGAACATTACCGAAATGGATTGAAGTTCAGAGTGCAATCGGTGGTGGTACTGGAGCGCTAGCTCCTCAGCCAAGTTATTTAGTAAATACATCTGTAGTTCCTAATCTTTTACGTATCTATTCTTCGGGCGCAGAAGCTGCTGTTGGAGTAATTGTTCCCGATGTCGTTGTTTTCCGTGCTGAGTTCGTGAAAAACAACTACTAAGGGGAATCGATGCACGGTACATCATCAGGCGCACCGATTGTTCTTTCATCCTTCGGCGGACTTACGACGCTGGCACCTTCGGAGACTCTTCCGGATGGTGCCAGTCCGCGCTGCTATGATGTCGACTTCCTTGCACAATCTGTATTCACTCGTAGCGGCCTGGTAAGCGTTTATCCTCCGGGAGCTCAATCGAGCACCGGTGCGCGCCTTGGCGGTGCCGCTGCATCCTCTACGTGGCTGAATCCGACGAACATCCTATTGGCCGATGGGAACTATACGTCACGGACTCCACTGACTGGGGTCAATCCACTCAATGTGACGCAATTTGGGTTCAATCTGCCAAGTTCAGACTTCATCACTGGCATTCAGGTGCAGCTTACAGGATTCTGTCCGGTTGAATGTACGATTGTGGCTACCCTATTTTCTGGAGTCTTCCCAATCGGCGAAGTACGCTCTATCGTGCTCCCGGCTTCGAGTGGGACGGTGACTCTCGGATCTTTGACAGACACTTGGGGAGTCGCACTTACGCAAAGTTTGATTAACTCGTCTAGCTTCGGAATACAATTACAGGCATCGTCCGTATTCACGGGCCAGACGGCATTCCTGGATGCAGCGACAGTCAATATCGGTATTATCGCAGGATCAGCAAATTATCAGTTCATTACGACGTTCACCGCGCAGAACGGCGATACCAAAAATCTTTCACTCGATGCGATTGGTAACTTCTGGGTTGAGGATGTAACGAATAACCCCGGCGTACTGACTCTGGCCGTCTCTGGTATTGCGGACAACTCCTTCGCGGTTGGAGTCAATGGCCCGGATGTTGAGTATCTTGCCTTCAATGATGGCTTCGGCGGCTCAGATATGGGACTACAGTATACGAGCCGATGGATCGATAAGATCACGCAGGTCGGTCCTGGTGCTCCTCCGATATTTACACCAGTATCGCTTTCAACTATCAATTATCCTATAGTCAATATTACGCAGCCAGCGGCACATTCTCAGGGGTTCTCCTACTTTCTCCAGTCAGGTGGCCCCGGATCAACTTCTCCTGGCAATGTGGTTACGTTCTATTACCAGGATTCAACTCTCGGCGGCCAGGATCAAGATCTCGTGGATTCCCTGAACTCCGGTTTTCCGGTGTACGCCTATGTCTCATTCACGGGAACACCGGCTCCATTCGGTCCGCTTACTGTACAAATATTGAGTGCGGGTCTGGCCGCTCCTCCGGGACAGCCGAGATCTTTCTATTACTTTACGTTCAATGTTTCAGGTTCTGCGTTTACTTATTTTAAAGGTTCCGGACACGCGGGATATACAGCTAACTGGCAGAGATCTCTTGCGACGCTAACGACAAGTGTTCCGGTACCGAACGTTACCATAGGAACTAGAATTTCTGTCGCAGGTAATTCTGTAGCGAGTTATAACGCCGGTGTTGGATGGTTAGTATCAGAGACTCCAAATTCGTCCAGTATGGTTATCGGAGGATCGCAAGTAACGTCCGGAGTCGCTACATTCAATTATTCGGTTGTTGGAGGTACGACTCCTCCGCAGATCGGTCAACTTGTAACGATTACCAACACTCTCAATGCGAATGGTCAATTAAATGTATCTGAAGTCTCAATCACTGCATCAAGCGGAGGATCTTCTGGAACGTTTTCTATTGAAGTTTCACTTCCAGATTTTTCTTTCTCGGTAGAATCTGGACTTGCCTCTACCGCCGGTACGGTATTCGATTTTGATCCTGGACTCACAACTATAAATAGCGCAACAAGTCCAATTTATGGAACAGGAACAGGTGGTAATCTCGTATTCAATCCGACTCAATTATTTATTGATACTGGAACGTATCAAGGAACAGTTTTTTTTATTACGAGAAATGGATATTATACGGCACCAGCTCCGCCGGTTACTTTTACGGTCCCTGAGAATACTACAAATATTGCAGTCACCAATCTACCGATCGGGCCACCTAATGTAGTGATGCGCGGCATTGCACTTACAGAAGCGGGCCAACTTGGTGTTCCGGGAGCGAACTTTTTTACACTTCCGGCACCCGTAGATTTCTACCAGTTGAATAAGAAGTATACGGCGACGTCTTTCTTCGTGCCCGATAATCTTAGCTCTTCATACACCCTTTTCTTCACCGGTGCGATTCTTGATCGGGCACAGGCTATTGATGTGTATGGATATAACCTGTTCAATCAGATCGAAATTGGTGATCCAGGCTGGATATGCAGCTATTCATCGCGTAACTTTTATGGTCTGTGCCGGAACAAAGTTCAGAATTTCAATAATCTGAGCTTTGATGGTGGATATCTTTCCGCAGTCAACCCGTTACCGCTTGGATGGACAGTTCCACTGGGTGGAGGTCAGCCGGTACAAACTCTGGTTACTTCCTCTAAATTTGGGAATGCATACTACATCAAGCAGCTCACCGGTGCTCCACAACCGACTGCTGGACTTATTTCGCAGACTGCCTATCAAGATGCATACAAGACCGCGATCATCAATGCGAACACATTCTATTCAGTCCGCGTAACTGCACGTATTCCATCTGGAATAACGACTCTTAGCAATCTCGTAATTTCTTTGACAGATGGTGGGGCAACGGTGGGGAGTTTTACTCTTCCATTTTCTTCGATGACTCCTTCCTATGCGACATTTACAGGAACGCTTCTTACATCTCCTTTCGTTACGGTGCCTACTGGCCTTACGTTGAATGTATTTTCGTCTCTTTTGAATCCAGCAGGTGGAGCAGATGTTGAGATTGATCGTATTGAGATCTTTGATACAAATATCCCGATCTTGACGACTACGGTATATGGTTCCTACTCGGGATTGCCTGAACAGGTCGACGCGATCACTGGCAATGTGGTCTTCTCCTCTGAGAATTTCCAGCCTGTCAATGGTGCGGTTGTTATGTACGACACTTTCTATGCCCTTAAAGGTGATTTGAACGGTACTAGCCTCTATTCTCTTCAGGCATCAGGTAATCTCGAGCCTGCACAATGGCAAGAGCCGGAAGTTGCGCAAAAGTCTGGATCTATCGGTACATTGGCTTACGATTTCGGTGAACAGTGGATCGTAATGGCAAACCGGAATGGAATTTATCTCTTTGATGGTGGACAGCCGCATAAGATTACTCAAGAGATTTATCAAGTCTGGGATTCTATCAACTGGGATGCCGGACAGACGATCTGGATAAAGAATGATGTTGTTCATCGTCGCCTATTCATCGGAGTTCCGATGCCGACGCCAAATTTCTGGCTTCCTAATGCACCGGTGAACGCGAACCCTCTATCCCCCAATGTAATTCTGACATTGAATTATCAGGGACTTGACTCTGGTTCAGAAGTTCAGACGGGTATGCAGATGCATACAACGATGTTCGGTACCTTGGCATCGCTCGATATGCGCCGCAAGTGGACGATCTGGCAGATTCCCTCTCCCTATGGCGCGGTAGTCGAAGCATTCAATAGTGCAACCGGCGAACTCGACGATTTCGTCTATTTCTGCAATGGTAAAGGGAACTCAAAGGTCTATCGTCTCGATAGTACGGCTCCAGATGATGATGGAACCGTTATTGATTCTCTCTATACGACTGCTGGGCTTGTCCAGCTTGCTACACGTGCACAGAACCCCGTTCTGGGATATGGACGTACTAGAATAGGCTACATGGTTGCTTTCCTTGAAAGCCTCGGCCTGGTCAATGTAAGGTTCTACCCGAATCGCTTACTCGGTCCAGGGACGCCACCGGAGGGTTACCTCACATGGGATGTGCCTGGTGGATTTACTCCAGGAAACCCAGCATTGAATGATGTCGAAGCTTCCTTGAACTTCGCGGCGACACGTACATTCGTTGAGTTCAGAGAGAATGATGGTCAAGGATTCAAATTGAATAATCTCGCGCTCCACACAAAGAAAGATATTTGGAACGCTCAATTAGGTCGGAAGTAAAGAGAGAAAGGCGGCTAAATAATGGGAATCGGTGGAGATGATCTTCTAGCTGAAATCGAAAATACGTATCCGCGCTTGGGTGTCTATCTTCGGCATTATCTTATTCCGTCGATCCAGAAGACTGCGGAGAATGCTGCCGTCGATACAAATACCCAGATCTCTGCGCCTGCTCCGCCAGAGGCCGTCCAGGTTTCTGTAGCAGGAGAGATGATGCAAGTTGTGGTGAATCATCAATCACCGATCACCAAGGGAGTTCACTATATCTATAGTGTTGCGACGAATCCTCAGTTTATTGGTGCTCAGGTTGAAGTGAAGCCAGCGACGCGTGCACCAATTCATTTTACTTTGCCTGCAAAGAGTACGGTTCCAGATGATCCATTGCATCCAACTGCAAATAATCATCAATATTATGTAGCCGTCCAAACACAGTACCCCGGATCTCCTCCATCGTCTCCTACGTATCTAGGTGGCGTATCTCCTTCTCCGGTGATGCTTACGCCTGCAACTCCTACGCGGATGGATATTCAACCGGGAACAGGAACAGGAACAGCTACTAATGGAGCACAAATATTGGTAGGCTTAGGAAAGGCGCAAGTTCGCATATAGGATATTTATGGCTTTTCAGTTTACGGGATTAGATTCTACAGCTCAAAGTGCAAATATTGTAGTGTACCCGGATGGAGTTTCTTCTATCTTGATTTTCGATGTCACTAAGCAACCATTCAATTATCCCTTTTCTACGGGTATCGGCCCATTGTCTATAGTTGGTCCTAAATCAGTTAGTTTTGTGACCCCTACATCGGGAAATGGATCATGGATCTATGATACGGTTTGCTCTTACGATTCTTCCACGTTCAAGGTAACAGTTTCTTTTACCAAAGATCTTTCATTGGCGAATGCTAGAGCGCCTGTAGTTATCGAATCTGATGCAACACCATTTCCTATGGTGTTCACATTCCAATACACTAGTCTTTAATCTTCAACTCGGTTTGGCCCCTTTGATGAGTGCAGGGGCTTATTTTTGCAATAAAATATGCTGGATCGGTGTTCCAACCGGTGCTATGTTACGAGTCCGGGTGAAGTTACGGCCTACAGCATAGCTCTCTGAGGCCACATCCAGCATGAGAAGCGTCCGAGCCATCTTATGATGCCCATGCCTATTCAGAAGCCATGCACCTCCGTAAACAGCCGCCAGTGCTCCGACCTGGAATGCAGCTTCGGCAGCAATCGACCCACCTTTAGGTGCAATCGGGTCAGACTCATGAAAGCAACGGCAAGGATCGTTGAGTAGCTTGACCGTCGAATAGCCGTCGAGTGC